TAGTTCTAATGTTCAAGATGGTATTTTGGTGGATTCTGAAAAAAAAATAAAAGATGCTGCCAGTAAAAGAATTATTAAAAATAACGAAATTCATTTTATTAAAGCAAAAGCACTTACTGATTTATGTGATATTCCAAAAAAAAATGAACAATACAGGATTATAACAGAAAAACAATTCAATGCCTATGCTTTAATATTATCGGTGATAGAAAGAGAAGAAATAGAAGAGTTGGTAATCGCTATATATAGAATTAATCAACCAACAGTAGAATCAATTATAGATTTTATTGAAGTAGGAAAAATAAAAAAAGCATATTTTGTAATATCTAATTTTTTTAATCAAACAAAAAGGCCCGAAAAATGGGCTATAAAATTAAAAGATTTTGCAGACACTAAAGATAATGTAAAGCATTGTTACACTCACAATCGTGCAAAAGTGATTTTAATTAAAACCAAAACAGATTATTTAGTTTTTGAGGGTAGTGGAAACATGAGCGATAATGCAAGAATTGAACATTTTTATAATGAAGGTTCTTATTTAAATAATCATGAGGAACAAAAAGGAGAAAGAGAAACAAAAAAAGAAGCCTATAATATAGAAATGTCTAAAAAAAGTTTATTCGATTAAAATAAAACTTCTTTTTATAAGGGGTTTTAAAAATTAAAATAATGGCATGCAACAAACAAGAAATACAATTTAAAAACAGTTTAAATGGCATCAGGCAGAAAAGACATATATAAAGACGCTAAACCCTTCACAAAGGGAGATAATCGTATTAATCGTAAAGGGCAGCCGAAAAAGCTATTTAAAAAGCATATTGACGATTTAAAAGAAAAAGGTTATAAACCTGTCACCTCATCAGAGTTTCATGAAATGATAGGATTAATAATAGGAATGACCGAAAAAGATTTAAAAGATTTCGCATTGGATAATGACAAACCTTATTGGGTAAGAGCATTAATGTCAGATTTGAACAATAAATCAACACGTCAAAAGTTAATGGACAGTTATAGAGATTGGATATTTGGAAAAGCTGAACAATCTATTGAGGTTAAAGGATTAGAAATACATACCTCAGAAAAAAGCAAAGAAATAATAGACAAGCTAAAAAATGATAACGACTAAAGTCTTTGATAAGAACATAAAATCAGAAAAACGCCTCGTAATAAATCAGGGCGGCACATCTTCATCAAAGACTTGGAGCATATTGCAGTTGTTATTGATTTTAGCCATAAAAAAAAATAACCTTGTTATTTCAGTAGTAAGCGAAACTCTGCCTCACATCAAACGGGGTGCAATGCGAGACTTTATAATGATGCTCAGGAATGAGGGATTATATAGAGAACAATACCACGACAAAACAAATAACACCTTTCATTTTGGTTCTTCATTTATTGAGTTTTTCGGTGCAGATTCGGAGGACAAAGTACGTGGCCCACGGCGTGACGTTCTTTTTTTGAATGAGTGCAACAATATCAAACAGTCGACATTCGACCAACTCGAAGTAAGAACAAAAGAACGGATTTATTTAGATTATAATCCGGTTCAGGAATTTTGGGTACATGAAATGATGCAATACCGGGATGACTTCGATTATATTCATAGCACATATAAAGACAATGATTTGTTAGATGAGAGGATTGTAAAATCTATTGAGCAGCGTAAACACATAGAAAATTGGTGGCGTGTTTATGGCAAGGGAGAAACCGGACAATTAGAGGGATTAGTATTTGATAACTGGCAGCAGGTAGATATTTTTCCTGACAAAGCTAAAAGGGTTTGCTGGGGTATGGACTTTGGATTTACAAACGACCCGACCACGATTGTAAAGGTGGGCTATTACGATGGTGCTATTTATCTTGATGAGGAGCTATATCGTACCGGGATGACAAACAACGAGATTGCTAATTTCATCAAACAAAATAAATACAATGAAGTAATAGCAGACAGCGCAGAACCTAAGAGTATAGAGGAGATTTATCGACATGGAATCAATATACGCGGAGCGGTTAAAGGGAAAGATTCAATCATGTACGGGATTGATTTAATGAAAGAATATCCATTGAGAGTAACCAAGCGAAGTACCAACCTGATTAAAGAGCTAAGAAATTACAGTTGGCAAAAAGATAAGGAAGGAAAGAAGATAAACAAACCAATTGATATGTTTAACGATGCGATCGATGCGTCACGCTATGGAATTATGTATAAATTTGGTAAAAAATTAAGTACAAATGTTTGGATTTAAGAAGCGGAAAGAGAAGGAGATGGAGATGGAGAAACAATTAAAGTACTTTGAAGCTCAAATAAGTAATCAGAATGAGCTAATCAGAGCCTTTTATGATTTCCAGGCGACACATACATCCTTGCAAAAGGATAGCAACCTGAAAAAGTATGTTACCGATGCTTACGAAGGGAATAATGATGTGTTTGGAATCCTTATGAATTTGGCAACGATTTTCAGCCGGATGAAATACAAGCTCGTCAAGGTTCAGCGAAACGGGAAGAAAGTCGAGGTTATCGATAACGATATTTTAAAGCTACTCAATAGACCAAATTTTTTTCAAAACGGCGTTGAGTTCCGGCTGGCTTGGTCGTTGTTTAAGTACGTAACAGGCAATGCCATTGTTTACGCTCCAAAACTCGAGGCAGGAATGAATCGAGGTAAGATTAACAAAGATGGGTTGTCAATGATGCCTTCGCAGAACGTTGAGATTTACTCCGGTGGTTGGCGAGAGCCTATAAAGTATTACACTATTGATATTAACGTTCGGACAAAGATAGCCCCGGCGGATGTTTGGCACGAACGTTTTCCTTCACTTCAGTACGAAGAAGGTCGTAATTTTATGGGATTGTCACCATTGAAAGCCGCGTTGAATGTCATCAATGTTCAAAATGATGGCGAAGCAATGGCCGCTAAACTATACAAGGGAGGTCATCCGCCTGGAATCATATCTAAGGACGAAGAAGGCGGAACAACAGTAGCAGAGCAAGAATCGAAGTTTCGGAGCAAGTGGAAAAATAAATATCAGAAAGATATTGATATCCCAATTTTTACAATGGGTAAGTTAAACTATACTAAGATAGGCTTTGATAACTTTAAGGATTTGCAACTACTCGAAATGGACGAAATGGGAAGAAAAAAACTTTGCATTGCTTTAGGCGTTCCGCCAGAGTTGTTTGGAGCATCACAGCCCACGTACTCGAACATGCACGACGCCAAAAAGACCATGTATGAGAATCGGATTATACCGGACTTTGAGCAATTCCTATCAGGAATAAACGAGGAGATTTTACCCGCGTATGGTGACGGTTTGAAATTGATTCCTGACTATTCCGGTATTGAGGTATTGCAGGAAGACAAGGAACGCAAAGCGAAGGTTTATCAGATAGGTGTTAATGTAGGGGCATACAGCCCGGATGAATATCGCGAAGCGATGGGCGACGAGCCTACCGGAGAGCCGGCTATGGAGCAACGCTACATGAGAGCGGGAATGATACCCATAGGGATGGGAGAAGAACAAGAAAATAAGATGTATGAACAAATAAATCTACCAGATGGAAGATAAACCAAATTATCCTGATTATTGGAACAAAGAAGGAAAAGAAGTTGAGCCGTATGAACCTGATAAGAATTTATATAAATTTGTTATTGTTACAGTAATTTTGTACCTTGCAGGTATGATTTATATTGTAGCAAAAACGATAGCGTTATAAGATGTCAGATAAAGCCCGTGCATGGCGTACATTAGATAGGGAAAAGGCAACGTTTAGGAAGCGTAACCGTAAACCTGTGTTTGAAATGCTGTCATCACAGATTAACCCGGTCATTGAATATTTGAATGAAGGCTGGGATATAGAGAGCCTGTACGACCGGGATATAATTATAGATGAACAACCGATAATTAAGACATACGAGAAAATGTATGTTGATACCGGGGTTTATTTTGGAATGAAGGAGCGTAAGCGGCTGAAGAATGAAGATGATATTTATCTGGGATTGTTAACTGAGGAGATGTTGAAATATGCCCGTTCGGAAGCGATAGCACAAAACATTAAAATAGTTGGAGACACATCAAGGGAAATCATTAGACGATTGTTAAGGCAGCTAATTCCTGAAGTTATCGAGGAAGGTGCAGGAATGCAACAAGCGGCCACAATGTTAAGGGATAGAATAGAAAGTCAGTG